CACCAAATCTCAAATATTTCAGCCTTTCCTTCGCTCTTAGGCTCATTTCGGCGCAAATCTTTCTTAATAGCGTCTGGATATGCGTTATAATTTAGTTTATCAGCAGCATCTTTGCCGAATTTAGCCTCAACATCCTCCCTATCCATGTAGGCTCTGCGGGCTTGCCATTCTATCTCTGACGGGCTTCTAGCATCGTTGGTAAAATAGTCCGTGTAATGAACTAAGTCTATAATAGCCTTTTCATCGGTCTTTACCTCTATTTCTTGTTCTATTGTAATGATTCCGCCTTCCTCTGTAGCGCCCTCAATAGAACCCGTATACGGCTGGCCAAGCCCATCAATGAGGTTTCCTGACGGGTCTCTAATGATAGAGAATGACTGCATCTGTTTTTCAAACTTGGCATCATATCGTGCCCATAGAACACCTTGGCCAGTTAGCAAAAACTGTAAAGCAGCCAAATAGCCTATTTCGTCAAAGTTAAAATACTGATCTAGGGCATATTGCAAATTGCGTTCTAGAATTACAGAACCCAGCTCATATTTTAACCCGCCAGTGCGTTTCCTTAGATTTACCTCAGCTTTTGGCGTACTGCTGTAAAAAGCAGGTAACAAAGTATTAGTACAGTACCACCAGACATTTAACCTTCTTTCGACATCATTTAAAATGCCAACGCCTTTCTTTGCGTTGTATACTCTTATAGACTCCTCAGACGTTTCTATAAATTGCTTGCGCTTGTCTAACTCTGTTGCCCTAGTAATTTCATCTTTCCACCAACTATCAGAGAATTTAGCACTCAGCGGCTTAATTTTCATATCGAAGTCCTTTTTGATGCTGCTCTAATCATGTCTACATACGCCTGAAGCTTAACACGTCCCCGATTAAATGTATCCGCTGGTTTCTCCCAGGCTGCATCAATTAACCGCTCTTTACAGAGGTAGCGTAAAGCATCGCAGTTATGCGACACCACGCCATTCCCAAGCACAAAGTTTCTTGTGGATGGCACATTTAGGCAATACACATCTTGCGGGGCTTCGCAATTAGTGATGGATTCAATCGTCTTCGTCTCGCTGCCATTTTGCAGTTTGGATGGCAATATTTTGATTTCCACAGAACATGCTTCTTTACCTGAAATTCCTTTTTGCAAAATTCGCAATGAGTTGTCACCATTGGAATAGATTGCGCTAATTGTTTGGCCATCTCCGAATGCCACCTCCTGCCCTCTTCTGACTTGTGCCATAAAATAGCTTTCGGACGGGCATACTGTTGAAGCACCTGACTCGCTGCTTCCCGCCTGTCGGGGGTCATGTGTTGGCTTAAGTGAGTCTTGGAGTCCAGCAATTCTAAATTCTCGATTTGATTGTTGGCTCGATTCCCATCTTTGTGGTGCACATGCATCTTTTTGGGAATTTTGCCGTTGAAATATTCCCATACCTTTCTGTGCAATCGCCTTGAACCACGTATGCCCTCTTTTTGCGATGAATAATAAAATCCGCAAAGGTAATACCTGATTCCGTTGAATTCCTGAATTTTGTTTGAAATTATTATTACTCTCATAGATAACTGAGCGTATCACATCGCCAGTATTCAACAAGTGTATTTGTTTATAAAACCCGTCGGGCAACATAAATTTATGGTCCGGCGTGCAAGTAACAGTGCTGCCATCAGTAAAAAGCACTTTAAAGCATGTAGCTTGTTTTCTGGTTAATTGCCCTGCTGCTTCGTGGAATTTGCGATCATGTGACAAAACTTTGACTTTAAAGTCTCCACATAATTCTTTTATTGGCCGGATACCATAATTAGTCACGACAGGGGTATCTCCGGTCAAACAGGCATGGTCAGGCCCCGTTGTGTCGGCATCCTCTGGTTTCTTTTTATCTATAGACAAAGAGGGTAAGGTTTCTAGCAAATACGGGCAACTAGCAAAAATATAGAGCAACGGCGGATTCCCTACTAATCGCTGCCTAATCTGAGCCCAGCCGGAAATGCGGTCGTTATCAGCCTGCTTAAAGCCAGGATGCTTATATTTGGCGAAAACAGAATTTAGCTGGTCATTGATACTGGGACCGCCCTGGTTATTGAAAATACTAGGGTCTGCTACGCATATTGGATTTTCGTTTAAGCTTAAACTAGCAATTTTTTCTGCCTGGTCGGCATTATTAATTCCCTTACCCCATAACTCCCGATAAATGATTATCGCTCCTTTGGGATATGGCACCTCGTTGCCATGGTCATCTTTGCCACTGCTTACAGCGCCCCAAACGGCGGCAAATGGGCTATGGAATCCCCAGTCATACCCAATATACCTCGGCCAGTGTTTAGGCACGTTAAACGGCGCTACAATGTGTTTTGAGCTGAATTCTGGGAAGTAACTACCCTCGTGTATCTCAAAGTCACCCTCTAACCACGCTCTGACCAACTCCGGCGAACCAACCATGTGCAAACGGTCAATATATTGAGGGTCTTTTGCAAGCAGTATTTGGTTATCATGTACACGGCTAGGTATATAGATGTAGTCAAAGGTACTGCCATTAGGGAGCTCTTTTTTAAGAATCTTAAAACCTTTAGGCCAAGGCTTAATAAACATCACTTTTAACCAATGATGCCCTACACCTCCAGGGTTAAAAGTAAGTATAACCTGGCCTCCGCCTTTACCTCTTAAAGCACCAAAAAGCTTCCAAATAGGGCTAGGATTAGCATAATTGCCCGCCTCTTCTATGGCCGCATGACTTAAATTTTGCCCTTGAAATTTTTCAGCGTCATCGTCATTAGCTAATGGCCTAAACCTTAATCTTCCACCGCCTGGGAACCTAAACTGCTTTTTTTGGTCCTGCCAGTGCGCCCTTAAAGGCAGATATATCTGTTTAGCACGTTCTATAAGGTCATCTGCCTGGGGTAGCTCTTTGCGGAAGAAAATAGCGTTAAAATCCTCGCCCATTTGCTCCTGCGCTATGGCGAATTTACCTAAAACACCGTCTGTTTTGCCTCCTCCGCGGGCTCCTCCGTAGCCAATCAACGTAATCGGACAATTAACAAGCATCTCTTGGCTGCCAGGCTGGGGCTGCCAAACAATTTTTTCTTGTTTTTGATAATTGTCTAAATAAGAATTTTCCACTTTTCGTGTCTTATTATTCGACCTACATGTCCATGGTCTAAATTAAACATTTTTCCTAACTGCCTGGTAGTATATTGTTTGGTTGCGTACAAATCCCTAATCTCTTGTACCTGAGGAATTGTCAATTTAGCACTATAAGATTTAGAACCTAAAGAATGCCTTTGTTTTGTGGCCATATCCAGCATGTTGTCTTGATGGGTACCTAAAAATAAATGGTTAGGATTTACACAGCAAGGATTATCGCACTTATGTAAAACATGCTTGTCCTTAATAGGGCCTATTAATAATTCATATATTAGTCTGTGAGGTTTAAATTGTTTTCTGTTTTCTCTGTTACCTTTTTCACGGATTTGAAAAGAGCCATATCCATTTTTTCGACCTAACCCCCCAATCCAATAGTGACAATCACTAAATGGGATTTTAATTATATATTTGTTCAAACGATTTAAAATGTGTTGTTTTGTATAGCCTAAAATCATGTGGTCCAGTCTAGCAGTACCACTATATTTTGTCTACTACCTTTTCTTCAACCTTGTAGTCGTCTATAAAACTCATTATTTAGCTTGTAATTCAGCAATCTTTGCCTCTAATTCTTTGAAATTAGCCTCTGTTTTATCTACATACTCTTGATGCCTTGCTTCTGCCTCTTCCAACGCTGCATGCGCGTGCTTTTTAGCAACTAAATATCCATCAATAAATCTATTTTCAGCATAAGGCAGCAATGCCCCATCAATACCTTTGTTTTTTAGATATTCGGACGCTATCTTTTGTACATCAGAACCATGACTATAAGCTGCTGCATTTTTCAACTGTGCGTACTTTTCCCCAGCTTTGTAACCATAAATCAACCAAGAAATAATTGGTAATTTTTGAGTTTGTTCAAATGCCCACAAATATGCATCTTCTATATCTGACGGAATATCTTGGTTGAAATATGTTTTATATAATTCCTTAATATGTTTTAATTTTTCTAACTCTTCAGGTGTTTTCATCGTTTTTTTTCTTCTTCTCCAATTTAGCTATCCTAGCACGTTTAGCCTCATGAATAGCGCCCATCATAAACGCTTCAGCTATCCGTTTTACCCCTAAATCACCCCCTATAGGGCTTATTAACCCTTTAAACTGCTCGGCATACCTATAAGCATCGTGCTTTACTGCTGAAACCACTTTACTGTTTAATTTATCTATTGCCATTGTTACTCCGCAGACCAAATATCCACCTGCCGTTTTAACCCTTTTGGCATCTGGAACTCATCCCCAGTAAAACTACGCTCTCTAAACACTACATGATTTGTAGGCTGAATAGCTAATCTGTCATTTTCTAGCTTGATAAAGCAAAACTCCTTAGCTTGCTCAGGATATGCGCTAAATCCATCCCCAATCGGCGCAGCAGTAAACATATACTCTCCGCCATACACCACATCATCACACTTAACCTTTACCTCTAATCCGGTCAAATACCGGTATTCCAGCGTAGTAAACCTCTCCCCATAGCAATCCCACGTCTGTACATCTTTAGGCTGCCAAACGCCCGCTGGATGCCTGCTAAACCCTATCCCATGAGCAGGTATGTTCCGGTATATAGCTCCGCTCTCCAGCATAACTGTACAACCCCATACCCGCCCTGGATAAGATACCAATCCAAACCATACAGCTGGTATAAACCCTTCAGGCTCTAAATGCGTGTAACAGCTATCGACGTAGCAATAGATATGTCGGGGTAATTCGCCTACTAAAGTGTAGGTCATTTTGCCTCCGGTGGTTTAGGTAAGAACATCCAATGGGTAACACCTTCAACAACGTCCCCATATTTATCCTTCCACGTCGTTGGTCCAAAATAAGCAACATCGTGGTCATGCCAGCCATCACCACTAATGAGCACAAGCACATTAATTCCCGATCCGTTTCTTGGCTCCGGCAACCTCTCTTTTACACTAATCCACTCACCCATCTTTTTCTCCTTTTTTCATCAAACACTGTTATAAAACACCCTATTTCAGCATTACCATATATTGACAAATACTACCCGTCATCTTCCTCTTTTTGGTCTGCTGCTACCTCCAAATACCTAGCAACAAACTCCTCCTTGGTCAACGGCTTGTTACTGACTACAGCCCGAACCTCCCCAATATGCTCCACCGTACTGCTCTCAACCCACCCTAGTTTAGTCTTAGCCAAGTACATAATCATCGGCACACTGCCACCCTCAGCAGCCTCAAAAGCTAAAGCAGCTATCCGCTTCTGCATATTAGCTACCCCGAACAGAAACTCCTCCATGTAGTACTTATCCAGTACGTACATGCTGATCTGACAGGCTATGGCTATAGAGCCCTTAGAAAGCCCAAATGAGGCTAAAGTCTTTACCTGGTGAGCTACCCCCTCATCCCGCGTATAAGTCACGCTGTTGGGCTTCCTAGGGGCATTTTGAGGCATTCCTGCTAAGGCATCTCCCTTGATACCTACCATATCTATCTCAGGCCCTAATACTTCAGCCTCTTTTACCTCGTTTTCTTCTGTTTCTGTTTTATCAGTCATAATCTTGTTTCTAAAAAGAGCAGTTTAACTGAAATTAACACGGATCTGGATGATATATATATATATATATATATATAAACATATATATATATCTATCTAAGTTTATATATATATATATATATATATCATCCACTTTCGTGTCCTTTACTAGTCTCTATCTTAGCATATCTAATAAAATCAAGGGTTTAAAATTTTTGGCAGTGAAGCTGGGAATGGGATGGTGTTTTAAAAGGCATGGGGGGGTCGTTTTTTGGGGGTGGGGCGTGGGGGGATAGGTATTAGTACTGGTACCGGGACTTGGCGTTTTCAAATTCGGTTCAAGGTCGAAAAGCTGGCGTAGGGATAGGCACATGCGGCTAAGTTCTTGATATCACTAGCCTTATTCTGCACGAGAATTAATAAACTCGTGCAGTAAGAGGGTATAGGTGGGGGTGCTGATGGTAGGTGCTATGGTGTATTGTGTAATGATATCAGGTAGTTATGCCGTGTTACGCAATAGCTCCATGAACGCACGGTCTGATAGCTTGGTGATGCGTTGCAGTTCCACTAGCTCGTAGATGTGATAGACCCGCTTCACTCGCTCGCGATAGAGAACGGCATGCAATCCAATGTTTAACAGCTTGGCAAACGCGCGTTGAGATAGACCCAGCTTCATCCTCACTGCTCGATAAAGAGGGAACGCTGGCCTAGGTTGCTGATGCAGATATCCTGTAATGTCTCTATGCA